CGAGCATGCCTTCGACTTCCGGCTCAGAGACAGCAACGGTAAGAAGCTTCCCGCTGGATGCGCAGGCAAGATTGACCGGGTCGTGGTCATCAACGGCGAGTACTGGCTTGTCGAGACTAAGACGACCTCCATTGCGATCTCCGAATGGGTCGAGCGGAACAGACGGAATCCGCAGGCCGCATCCTACGCAATCGCCCTTGCCGAGACAAAGGGCATCGCCGTCCAAGGTGTGATCTACGACCTTGTGAACAGCAAGCCCGGTCGGTCTGCTGACTCTCTTGCTGTTCTCAAGGACGGTACCCGCCTCGCTAAGCCGAGCGGTCTCCCGTACTGCACCGCTAGGCAGTTTGAGATCGCAATCGCCAAGCTTCACAACGGTTCGCTCTACGATGCTCTTGCTAGCGTCGACTGGTACAGGCCTACGCTTGCTGCTCTAGAGCTCCGAGACGAGAGCGGCTTCTGGTTCCACCACGAGGTGCTTCGGTTCACCAACCGTGAACTGCACCGTGTTCAGTCCGAGATTGAGACGGGCGTGAAGCGCATCGCCAAGTGGCGCAAGTACGTCAACATGACGAAGCGGGGCTACGAGAACGGCGGCATGAGCGAGTCTGACGTGCTTCTCGGAACGATGCAGACGCTGTCCTCCATGTTCCCGAGAGAGCCTTCGATGTGCTTCCAGTACAACCGCCTATGCTCACTCGCCGCCATTTGCTCGTCTCACCATGAGGACGACCTTCGCCCCTACACGGTGTCCAAGGCTCCGGGTGGGCATGATGAACTCTACTCCGCAGAGATTGACTCTGCTCTTGATCAGTAAGGATCCGAAGATGCGCGTAATGACAGCTAGACAGACATACGAGAAGAAGCCTTTCTTGAAGGTCGCGGTGATGGGCCACTCTGGTGCGGGCAAGACCCACTGGGCAGCTCGCTCCCCCCGGCCCCTCATCCTGCTCACCGAGGTACAGGCGCTGCCGAGCATCATGCTCGCAAACCCCGAAGCGGTAGTCGTGACGATTGAGCGGTGGGATGACTTCCGCGAAGCGTTCAACGCAATCAAGCTCGGCAAGCAGACTACGGTCACCGTGGACGGAGAGTCGCAGCCCGCACTGGAACTCCGCATCGGCGGCATGGAACTGGTCATTCAGACGGTGGTCCTCGACACGATGACCGACCTTCAGCGGCTTGCGTTCAACTCCATGATCAAGGCTGAAGGGCCAGACGGGATGGACCGCTTGGACTTCTCCGCAGCCAACAACAACCTGTCCATCGACAAGCATGGGGTTCTTGTCTCCGCTGCTGAGACGATCTGGCAGCAGCAGCGGGCGATTCCCGTCAACACCGTGTTCCTGTTCATGGCTCGTGACGTGCAGGACGACACTGGCGCAAAGCAGACGCTCCCGATGCTCACTGGCAGCAAGCTCCCGTTCAGCATGGGCCAGTACTTCAACGCATCTGGACTCGCTCAGGTTCGTCGGAGCGACAACGGTTCGCTTCAGCACTTCATTCGGTGGTCGTCGCCGTCTGCCGCAGCGATCACCAAGCCCGGCCCCGGTTGGCCGACTGTCACGGTGAACACCTCGGTGCCTGGAGAGACTACTCTCGGCTCCCTTCTCCGCTACACCTTTCCCGACTTCCCCGTTGCTGCGGAGAAGCACGACAACGCCGACTTCGTCGCATCCAGAGTCAACGCTCCGGCACAGGCTCCTGCCGCAGCTCCTGCTGCTGCTCAGAGCTCTCCGACACCTTCCGCTCCCACCACTTCCGCTGGAGACTCCAGCACTGCAACGCGCCGTCGGCGCTAAGGATAGGCAATGTTCAACCCCTTCGATAACTCCTACGACAAGCTCAATCTTGAGTACACTCCGTTCCCTGCGGGTCGCCACGTGACCTTCATCTCGGAAGCGATCCTCCACGAGTCCAAGACTGGCAAGAAGGCGGTCGAGGTCACCTTCACGGTGCACGACCCGGCCTCCCCGAACAAGGGCAAGACGCTCAAGTTCCAGCGCTACTGGACTTCGCCCAATGCGATCTGGCGCTTGGCCAACCTGTGCCGCTGCTGCCACCAGAAGGTTGAGCCGTTCGACATCAGCGACGAGAACAAGGTCCAGAGCGCACTGCTCGACCAGATCGTCGTCATCGACGTGAAGCACAGCAAGGAGGTCTACAACGGCAAGGAGCGCACCAATGTCGATGTGGATCGGCACTTCGTGCTGACTTCCGAAGAGACTAGCCGCCTCCGCGAAGAGTACGGCGATTCCATGCTTCCCCCTCTCGACGGCGAAGAGTCCACCCCCGGTGGAACTGGCTTCGGCGACGACGACATTCCGTTCTAAGCATGAGCACCCCTACTCCGATGATTGACAGACTCCGCGCAAGGCTCTTTTGGCTTATGGCAAAGTCTCGGATGCAAGAGGACAACTGCTCTGCAACGATTCCCCTCACAAGCCTGTACCCCGCGCTGGAGCTCTCTGACGACTCGGAGCTTGAGAGTGTCTTTCGGCTACTGCCGCCGGGGACCTCTGTTGAGCGCAATGCGGAGTCCGTAACGATCCGTGTTGCTCTCAACAGAGACGATGTGATGGAAGTGGCGCTGTACTGGCGGTCCAAGACCAAGAGAGACAGCCGCACAGAGCTAACGCAGAAGAGACTGTCCACGATAAGAGCAAGGCTGCGTAGCGGCTGGAGCGTTGTGGACTGCAAGAAGGCTGTTGACGCCTGCTGCCAGTCGGCATGGCACAACGGAGACAACCCTAGCGGGGTCAAGTACAACGATGTGCAACACATCTTCAGTCCAGAACAGATAGAGAAGTGGGTATCCGCAAAGACCACTCAGCAAGCCGTAGAGCAAGATGCAGCACAGCAGACACTACTTCGCAGACGATCAGACCGGAACGGAAGATGAGCGCACGACAAGAATCACCGTCAGACTTCTTCGGAAGAAACGGAATCAAGTTTACTGGGTCTGGCAAGGAGATTGCCACGACTTGCCCCAAGTGCGGAAAGGATGGGCACTGTTTCGTGAACGGTCTCACTTGGCTTTGGCACTGCAAGCGGTGCGATAGTCGAGGCAACGAGTCTGCCATGAAGATTGCCCTCGGACTACAGTACGAGGTCGCCAAGACGATGTCTGACAGAGACACGCTGTCGAAGCAGCAGGACAACGACTTCGCCAAGAAGCTCGTTGACGCATCGGGCAAGAGCAAGGTGTTCTACTGGAACAGAGACTTGCTTCACAACCCCTCTGCTGCCGGAGCTCGCGAGTACCTGCTCTCACGAGGCATCAGCCTAGAGATCTGCGAGCGGTGCATGATTGGCTGGTCTGCGCAGGCTGACGGTTCTACTCCGAGAGCTGTCCGCAGGCTTCTCACGGATCAGCCGACTGAGCAGACGCCGGGGTGGATCATCCTCCCATCGTTCACGGAGTACCGCGAAGGCCGTCCTGTCTCGGAGTCTCTGGCGGTGGTGAAGCTCCGTAGCGTGCCTCCGCTAGAGCGAGCGTTCAGACGCCTAGAAGGGGGCAAGTCTACGCTGTTCTCGCCATGCGGGATCGACCCGTCGAGCACGATGCTCGTTGTCGGTGGCGAGATTGACGCTCTCTCTTGCGTAGCGGCTGGGTGGACGAACGTAGTGTCTCCGACTGTTGGAGAGCCTAACTGGAACGAAGAGTCGTCATCGCAGCTAGAGGCCTGCGAGGACATAGTCATCGTCTACGACAACGATGATGCGGGCCGGAAGGGAGCAGCTTCTCTGTCTGAGAAGCTCGGAGCGCACCGCTGTCGGATCGGAACTTGGCCGTCTGGCTGCAAGGATGCCAATGACGCACTCTGCAAACTCGGACAGGACTTCCGCATCGAGCAAGTCGTTTCTGGTTCCAAGTCCGTGGGCGGAGAGTCTGTTCTCAAGGTCAACGACCTTCGGGCGGAATACCTCTTGGAACTGCGGAGTGGGAAACCGAGAGGCGTGGCTTCGGGTTGGCCCGACCTAGACCGCCTTGTCGGAGGAATCCGATGGGGCGAGGTGACGCTTGTTACGGGCGACACCGCAAGCGGGAAGAGCACCTTTGCCTCTCACTTCGCTCTCAACATGGCGAGACAGGGCCACCGAGTTCTGTTCTGTCCGTTCGAGCTCGGAGCAAAGAGGCAGCTCGCCAAGTGGGTTCGCCAAGAGTCTGGCAACGCTCCCGATGTTCTCACGGACGCCGAGATTGACGCCGCTCTGGACTCGCTAGACAGCCTTCCGCTTCACATTCTGAAGCGGTACGGCGGCATCAGAGTCGAGGCGATTCGCAACACGATGTTGCACTGCGTCAGAAGGCTCGGTGTGCGCGTCATCGTTCTAGACCACTTGCACTTCATGGTCACGGAAGGGCCGGAAGAGAGAGCAGAGCTCGACGCAA